TCGGCCCCGTGTGCGGTAGTGTTTAGCCAAACGCCTTCGGGCAAGCGTTCAGCTACCGGGGTACCCCTCACGGGGAACCATTGGTCCCTCGCGGGACCGAACTTGTGAAGCGATGCGGGTGCTATTCGGCAACCGCGTGGACCTCATTATCAGTGAGGTAAGGTAGGGCCTTTTCCAAGGCCAAACGTGTCCCGAGACCAAATCGGGAGCTAACGACCCGCTTAATAAACGGGTTTACTGTCCTCGTCCATAGTTGGTTGAGGCACATATAATAGTCAGGGTCCTTCGTGACCATGAGCATTGACTCCCACGAGAGTGATGAGTCTACCATCGGCCTCGTAGCTATACGAGTGTAACTATCAACCCACATTGTGGGTAAGAAGTAGTGGACGGGGTAACCCGACCAAACGGAAGCCCTCTCTATTAGGGCGGAGATCGTTGGAAACGATCGACCACAGGTCAGTGATGACCCTTCGGCAGTTATTTCGCTGCCGAAACTCTCTTCGATTGAATTTTCGAAGATAAATGAGAGGACCATGGGATTGGTCCCCAGGTGTTGTAGGGTGGGAGTGTTATCCACCCATGTTTGTGATGCTCTTGCTTTAAAGAGCCAATAGATTCTCTCCTTTGAGAATCCAACTTCCCCGATTGCCGAAATCGCGGAGACCCCTTCCAACATAGTGGAAAGGCATTTCAGTGGGACATTTGTAGGGTCCCAACTAAGGTACAAACCAGCTCCGCCGAGGGAGCTAGAGATCTGTTGTCCCTTTAGAAAGGGATTCACTGAGATTCCCCATTCAAGGAAACTCCTCCATAGATCCTTCTTCAAAGGATCTCCCCTCAGGTACGATAAACCGTCCCTGATTTGTGATGCCCTCCCATAGGAGGTCTCTGAGAGACGTGTTCCGTCTCCTCTAACGGTATTGAATAACCGTAGTTTTGGATGGTCCATTAGGAAGGACCCCGAGTGGCCGTCTCGCAAGAGCTGCCTTACTTTCCCACCCCTGGGAATGAGGGGTAGGTATATCGCCTTCTCGGCGAGGATACCAGCATATTTGCTGGTGAATGTATCGGCCTCAGATATCTTGAGTCCGAGATTCTTGCAGTTTTCCTGCCAGCGAGTTAGGGGGTTGACACCCCTCACAATTGCACCTCCTAGAAAGAGGCACATAAAGTCATCTCCTACAATGGAGGTGATATGCTTCTCCCGTGAGAGGAGAATCCTGGAGACATCATTGGATGGCTCACCTTTTAAGGGAGTGAAGAAACTCCACAGAGAGGCGGCAGTTAAAGCCACCTTCGCGAGTGGAAGGCCCATCTGGCCGTTTCCGTTGGAGGTGAAACTCTCACCTGATTCGAGAACCATATTTGATGGTTCACAGAAGTCCGCTATTGCGGATGTCGTGGCCCATCTCGGGCCCCCCACTATGCTGAAAACAGTCATCAGCATAGACTTCGCCACCCCAGGTTCGAGGTGGTCGGTTGCTTCCGATAGATCGGAACATCCAGAAAACAATTCCCCTTTCGGGAAAGAGTGATCGGTGACCTGGAATAGATGGTCACCGGCTGTCAGGCCCTTGCGGGTCTCAGGTATGTCTTCGAAGACACGAATCAATCTTTTGTAGATTGGATATTGGAGAACATATCTCCAAAAAGAAGGAACCGTGATGATACGGCTCTTACCTGTTTCCGCGATAGTGGAAACACGGACATCTTTCGGTATTAATTCATACCGCTCGAGGTACAGCGCATAACTGTACGCCATTTGGGATATATTCCCACTATTCAAGGAGCATGTTCCATCAGGCTCCATAACCAGGGTGTCGAGCACAGCCTGGGGATGAGGGAGAAAATCCCTAACAGTGAGGTAGATGGGGGTTACCCCATCTCTAGATAGGATCGATCCAGTTTCCGGATCGACCGCTGGCCATCTCCTCCCGGAGAGGTATGAGTTGGTTACCCATCTTCTGAAGTAACCCATCTTCCCGCCTTTAGAGCGGGGCGATTCCAGACAACTATGGCTGGATAGGGTCAGGGGAAAGACCCCTGGCCACGAATGCCTACCTTCCGTGTAGGCAGACGAAAGAACTACCCTCAGGTGGTTCATGTTGAGGCTCCGATTAGATACCGGGGCAGTCATGTTATCCTTGAATTTCTTCAGGGATCGGTTGGTTATGACCTTTTCGGCCAGACCGAGACCCCGGGCCTGAAAGGCCGTCAGGGTTATAAGAATTGAATCCCGACCAGGGATCCTAAATTTCTTCTCTTTCCAGAGAGAGACAAATCTCAGCTTTGCTAGCTGAGAGGGAAGCACCGGCCAGGGTCGGCCGGTCATGGAGGATTTGCGGACTTCTTTCGAGAACCGCTTCCAGAGGATGATCAATCCCCCAACATTTGTCAGGGCCATAGCCATGACACTCTCCCTCAGCTCTAAAAGAGGCTTGAGGTCATTCTCCTTTTCACGGGAGGAAAAGTATAGTGGTAGGATGATTCCATCCACAGTTTGTAGAACTCTTTCGAGTTCAGAGAAGGAAAGGTTAAGTAACTTTCCACGATGGCCCTTAGGAGTTGAGGACCAAATGTGAGTCTCCCTCCACAGGAGATTCATTCGTTGGTTGGGACCATTGGTCCCCCACCAATTACTCAGTCGGTTTGACTGGTAATACCGGCGCCTTTCGGCGCAGAAAGGAGTCCAGAGAGACTCCTCAGAATCCGTATACAAAGAGAACAACACCGGCCTTTCAGCCGGGTCAAGTTCTACACTACCATGATATAGATCCGGAACGTCTAACCGGACCACGTGACCGTGTGAACGGCCACCTAGCGCATGCCCCGATGCATGCTGCCGGAATACCTGCAGGGAATGCAGGTTCCAACAACACGAGGCGCTTCACGCTGCACCAGGTCGTAAGACCCG